GACTTGTCGTGATTGAAATCTACTCGACCTACATGGACTACCTCGGGGACGCATTCAGTGTCTGCGGTAGCGTCAAGCAGGTAGTGGCCATGCAGCACATACAAGATGCCGTATGGTCTCAATGCGTCCGGCACTGGGATGCGAGCGACTACCACAAGGACAGGCCGCTCGGAGTGCTTGGGAATAAGCTGAAAAAATTGTGATTGTTTAATTATTGTACTATATTTGTATATAAATCGTATGGAATTCAAACAGCAGATAAGGCTCAGGGTCAACGAGTTGCTCTCTGAGAAGGACAAACTCACCATTGAGTTCGACAAGGCGTTGTTCCACGATAGGGACATGGTGGTTGCGGACAAGATGCTCAACCGCATCAACATGCTGAACGAGAGCATCATCATCAACATGCGGGCCCTGATGGAGACGGACGACTCCGGCCTGCTGAAGAAGTCGACCGACAGCGAGGACTTTTTGAACTACATCATCAGCACGAAGACGAAGTTCACGAAAGAGGTAACCTCGAAGTTACCTGACATTGAGTCGCGTGTTGCTACAGAGAACCTCATCATCGCCTACGACCAAATGTATTGGGAGATAAAGAAATGAAACAGCAATACGACATCGCCCGCCTGCACAAGGACTGCTTGGCGTGGTGCGAGAATCCATCATTCCATCCATGGATGGCGAACGCAGAGGTTGTACGGTTAAAAAGGCACTACCATGAGGTAGTTATTAATGGCAGCATTGTTGCCGCATTGGACGCTATTAATCGGCTTAACCCATATTTGATTATGGCCTTCGCCCAGTTTATCGGTCTTGACGTTGAAAGCTACCGAATCAAGCAGATGACCCGCGATGAAGCTGTGCGGGACTACCTTGACAGCATCCCCGAAGGCGGTGAGTTGGTCGATGGGTGGGTGAAATATACGGTCAATGAGATTGTTTACGCAATAACCAACAGTGAAATGCACTGGCTTGTTCGTGTAGGCGAGTGTACATTCAGCTTCGCCTACACCTTCCTTCGTCTCGACCTTCACGACAAATACATGGACGCGGTATGAGCAACGAACGCAAACCGCTCCTTACGGAGGAGCAGATTCAGGAGATGTTGGAATATGCACGAAAAAGGGGCAATTCAAAATGGTGGTACTTTTTCCAATGGGGAATTGAGATTGAATTCCCAAGCCAATGGGGAGAACTAAATCGCTTTTATCGTAAGTTGAACGGAATATCCATCATGGATTTATATGAATCGGACATGCCGATTGTCCTCGCCTTCCTGCGCGGAAAAACCAAGCGCGTCCTGAACCTCGACCGCCTACGTGCGGATGTAAAGGCGTGGGTGGATGACTCTGAGAGGAAGTATCCTGAGTGGATGCAAGCCAAGTTCGACAAGATGCACATCCAAGGAAATTACTTTGTATTTGAGAAAGAACAGCTTCGCGTGTTCGCATTTGGATTGGATTCAGATTATACAGAAGCGTTTGCTTCGTTCATCGGCATCAACCCCGATGACTACTTCGAGGAAGTGGAGGTGACGGGATGACTGAGGACAAGATTGACACTATAGGCTTCTGGACAACACTTGCATTGATGCTTATTGTTGTTGTGCTGATAATCGTGGCACTGACCATGAGAAATACAAAGACATCGAACGAGCTCACGCTCACCCGGGACTCTCTCACCGAGTGCCGGTCAAGTCTTTGCGAGAAGCAAGACTCAGGGATGGTGATTTTCGTCGTCCCTTGTTCAAGAAAATGTAAAGAAGGAGGATTCAAATGAGCGAGAAATACACACCTGAGCCGTGGAATGGCAACACGCATCAAGGACTTGGTGCAAAGGGGAAAATTTTGCCAAAAGCCGATTACCACCGTGCGACAGATTGCGTGAACGCCTGTGCAGGACAGAGGATTGACCTTGTTGAACTTGCGACAGCACACTATGATTCGTGCGTGTTGTGGGAAACAGAGATGATGAAAGCCATCGGTGAAGATGGTGTAGGCCCTGTATCTGAGGCCATTGCAAAACTGAAGGCACAGCGAGACGAGGCGGTGAAGGCGTTGGAATCCGCGCCCGTGTACCACTACCTGCCCGAAGTGCCGAAGGATGGGGAGTGGGTTATTGGGTATTTCGATTACATGAATCAAGGTATAGCATATCTACACAGTGGGGATAGCTTTTGGAACAGGGTAGGTTATTCGCCTTACCCCTACGCGTGGACGCGCATCCCACCGAAGCCGCCTGTGAAGAAAGGAGGAAGTGATGGAAACTCTTGAAGGATTAAATGTCGTGTTTCACGTCCAAACCAATGCCGAAATGTTCGGTATCAGCAAAAAACTTGCGGAAAGACAAGATTTAGCGGAAGAATACGCTATTGTCGCAGACGGAAATTCATTTGGCGGAATCATTGTTTACGCCAAATACCACGGGAAGTGGTCGCCTAATCCGTGGTCATCAAGATGGTTGATTCGTGTATTGCTAATGACCATTGGGGTCTATTTGCCGCATGTGAAACCAACGGAGGATTCAAATGAGTAATAGCACAATGAGACGGGTTTTCAATCATGGTGACATCGTGAAGTTGGATGATGCGTATTTAAATTCTCTAGAAGTCATGGTTTTGAGCCAAACAACAGGCCGTCTTTTTACTACGGTCTGCGAGCCAAATGATACTGCAAACTATTGGGAAGTGATGACAAACAGGTTATCACCGAAGCCGCCTGTAAAACCAACGGAGGGCTGAACAGCAGCATCGAACAGGTACTTTCTCAGTATGTACTGAGATTTTGGAATCAATAAAAGTAACCTCAAAGTTACCACACAACATGTATAATGAAGTTTGCAACAAGGTGGCAGAGCAAGTAATCTCCATCTGGGAAATGTCAGAAGAAGAGCTGTTCTCGATGGACAGGTCGCACCGATTCTCAAGCGCACGCCACATGATGTGGCAGAAGCTCAACGAACTCGGGATGCCGGTAAACGAAATCACGGACTGGACATCGTTCAAGGCCCGGAAGAAATTGAACCACGGGGTCATCAGCCTCGGCATCTCAGCCGGAAAAGAAAAGTTGAAAACAAACCCACTCTACCGGCAAGCCTACAAATCAATCAACGTAAAACCTTGATACTCAACAAGTTATGTCAGAACAGAAATCAGTATTCAAGACCCTGAGCGAAGTACCTATCAAGGATAAGGTCGAAAGCAAGGGCAAAATCGACTACCTCTCATGGGCGTATGCATGGAGCTTCCTCAAGCAGAACTACCCGACAGCGCAGCGCATCGTGTACGAGGACCCCGCTACCGGATGGAACTACTTCACGGACGGGCGCACCGCTTGGGTCAAGGTGGGCGTGGAGGTCGACGGCCTTCAGCACATCGACTACCTCCCAATCATGGACAACCGCAACAGCGCAATCCCGATTGAGAAGGTCAACCAATTCGATGTGAACAAAGCAATCCAAAGAAGCACCGCCAAGGCAATCGCCATGCACGGCCTCGGGTTGCAGTTATGGACGGGCGAAGACATCCCTTCAGCGGACGGGGAGCCGAAGCCTCAGGCAAAGGCCGAGGAAAAGCCTGCTGAAAAGGTCAAGCTCGAGAAGGGCGACGAGAACTGGGAGAAGGTCGTCAGGTATGTCGAGGCCAACAAGACGCTGTCCACTCCGGCAATCGTGGCGCAGCTAGAGCGCAAGTACGAGCTCAGCAAGATTGTCATCAAGGAAATCTCACAACTCGTGGCAGGGGGCGGCAAATGAGCGAGAAGGTAATCGAGATGCTGAAGGACGACGCGAACTACTACGGGGAGTTCGGTCGTTCCTTCCTGAGCAACTCCGACATCGGGACGCTGCTCAACAACCCGGCTGACTTCGGCATCAAGCGTGAGGACGACAAGGCCTTGGCTCAGGGCAGGCTGTTCCATCAGCTGCTGCTCGAGCCGGAGAAGGCCGAGGGCGTGATTCACGTCGACGTTTCGACCCGCACGACAAAAGCCTACAAAGAAGCCCTAGAATCGCACGGAGTGTCTTTCCTGCTGCTTACCTCGGAAGTAGAGGAGATAATGGCTCTAGCGGCTCGTATGGTGGCAAATATCGCATTCTACGATGCAATCTATGACAGCGGGAACGCATACGAGGTTCCGGCCATCGGGGAAATCCAAGGACAGATGTTCAAGGGCAAGTCCGACATCGTGGGAACGGAGTTCCTCATCGACCTCAAGACCACGTCCGATATCATGTCGTTCAAGTACAGCGCGAAGAAGTACAACTACGACTCGCAGGCGTACATCTACGGACAGCTGTTCGGCAAGCCGCTCGTGTTCTACGTCATCGACAAGGCCACCATGCAGCTCGGGATATTCACGCCTACAGACGAGTTCATCGCTGGCGGCAAGGAGAAGGTCAGGCGTGCAATCGAGGTGTACCGGAACTACTTTGCCGAAGGGCATCCCGGTCGCATCGAAGACCACTGCATCATCGAGACGCTTTGGTGAGCGTCACTTCAAGGTTACCAAAAGAATTATCACTGTTAATTTTTGTTTTATGAGCACAGACAAAGAGAAAGTCTTCGCGGAAGGTTTCAGCTTCAAGCGCAACGAGAAAGCCCCCGACTTCGTGGTGGGCAGGCTTAACGTGAAGGTGGAGGACGCGGTCGCGTTCCTGAAGGCCAGCGAGAAGAACGGGTGGGTGTCCATCGACATCAAGCAGGCACGCAGCGGGAACTACTACTGCGAGCTCGACACCTACGAGCCGAAGGGCGGAGCCGCAAAGAAGACGGATGACTTCGACTTCTGAGGCCACAATGCACAAGGGGGAGCAACACGCTCCCCCGGACTGCATGCCGCAAATGTTTTTTCATTCCCCCTATTCTCTCTATATAATTATTCTCTATTCTTCTATTATTTTTAATTTAGAATTCAAGATAAAAATCAACATAATTAACATATCTTTACTCTAGGGCTCTCTAGGGCCCTTTTTTCGTCACTCAAATCGGTATAATTATGACAAGAACGGTCACAATATTCAAGGACATCAAGGATACGGACACTCCGTTCCATCGCGATGTGATGCTTGTGCTTGGTCGAATCAAGGACGGGGCATCAAAGGACATCGTGAAAAAGATTCGGGCAAGCAAGTCGAAGACCGAAAAGAACGAGGTCAAGAAGCTGCTTCCGGCCATCTGTTTCAGCGGGACTTTCACAAAGCGGAACGACCTGTCGATAGTCGAGCACAGCGGCCTCATCTGCCTTGACTTCGACGGGTACGAGAACACGAAGGACTTGCTGTCCGACAAGGAGCAGATGAGCAAGAGCAAGTACGTCTTCAGCGTGTTCGTATCGCCATCCGGCAACGGGCTCAAGGTGATAGTAAAGATTCCGGCTGACATGGACGGGCATCAGAACTATTTCAACTCGCTCGAGAAGCACTTCAACAGCAGGTATTTCGACAAGACGAGCAAGAACCTGAGCCGCGTCTGCTACGAGTCCTACGACCCGCTCATCTACGTCAACGAGAACAGCAGCGTGTGGGACAAGATTGAGGAGCCAGAGTACACCGAGGTCACGCGGCACAGGGATGCACCGACCATTCCAATCACGGACGAGAACAAGATTGTCGACATCCTCGTCAAGTGGTGGAGGAAGAAATACCCAATGGCCGAGGGTCAGCGCAATCAGAACGTGTACATCTTGGCCGCAGCCATGAACGACTTCGGGGTCAACAGGTCCCTGTCGGCATACGTCCTGAAGCAATACGCTTCCGACGACTTCCCCGTGTCTGAAATCGAGCGCACAATCGACAGCGCATACGCCAAGACGCAGAACTTCGGGACAAAGTACTACGAGGACGACGACCGGATAAACTCCATCAGGGAGAAACTCAGGAGGGGCGTACCAAAAAACGAAATCAGGGGCCAGCTGACCACCGCACAGCTTGACCCCGTGATTGTCGACTCCATCTTGGACAAGTTGGAGACCGAGCAGGCGAGGCAGCAGTTCTGGGTGAAGACGGACAAGGGTGGCGTGAGAATCGTCCACATCCTGTTCAAGCAGTTCCTCGAGGACAACGGGTTCTTCAAGTACTGCCCGGAGGGCGGAAAGAACTACGTCTTCGTGAGGGTCACGAACAACCTCATCGACCACACGAGCGAGAAGGAAATCAAGGACTTCGTCCTGAACTACCTCATCGACATCGAGGACATGACCGTCTACAACTACTTCGCGGACCAGACGAGGTTCTTCAAGGAGGAGTTCCTGAGCATGCTCAACACCATCGATGTGTACTTCATCGAGGACAGCAAGACAGCGGCCTACCTGTACTACAAGAACTGCGCGGTAAGGATAACCGGAGACGATGTCGAGACCATCGACTACCTCGACCTTGGCGGGTATGTATGGAAAGACCACGTCATCGACCGGAATTTCGTCAAGTGCGGAATAACACCAACTTGTTATTTCAAGCGTTTCATCTCGAACATTTGCGGCAGTGATGATAGCCGCGTGGCAAGCATGGAGTCAACGATAGGATTCATGCTGCATCAGCATAAGAACCTGAGCTATTGTCCGGCTGTAATCCTGAACGACGAGGTCATCTCGGACAACCCTGAGGGAGGAACCGGGAAAGGCCTCGTGATGAACGCACTGAGCAAGATGAAGAAGGTGGTCACAATCGATGGCAAGTCATTCACGTTCGAGCGGTCGTTCGCGTACCAACTCGTGTCTGCCGACACGCAGATTCTCGTGTTCGATGACGTGAAGAAGCACTTCGAGTTCGAGCGTTTGTTCTCGGTCGTTACCGAGGGGCTCACGCTCGAGAAGAAGAACAAGGATGCCATCAAGATTCCGTTCACCAAGTCACCGAAGATTGCCATCACGACCAACTACGCCATCAAGGGCGCGGGGAATTCGTTCGCAAGGAGGAAATGGGAGCTCGAGCTGCATCAGTACTACAGCAAGGAGTTCACCCCGTTCGACGAGTTCGGGAAGATGATGTTCGGTGACTGGGACGACGACGAATGGTGCGAGTTCGACAACTACATGCTCGGATGCCTTCAGGGCTACCTGAACACCGGGCTCGTCAAGAGCAAGTTCGTCAACCTGAAAATCAGGCAGCTGTCTGCCGAGACGTGCCACGACTTCATCGAATGGTGCGGGCTCATCGATGGTCAGGAGGTGAACAAGTCGCTCGAGTACGGGACGCGAATCTACAAGCACGACCTGTACAACGAGTTCGTCAACGAGTATCCGGACTACGGGCCAAAGTCAAAGCTCACAATCAGCAGGACAAGGTTCTACAAGTGGCTGGTCGCATACTGCCTGTTCAAGGAGGGCGTTCAGCCCGAGGAGGGCCGCGACATGATGGGCCGGTGGATTAGAATCCGCCGCAAGGGAGAGCTCGACTACGAGGACATGTGACCATGGATTACTCAGGGGTCATAGGCCGTGTCGATGGATATTCAGATGTCGACATGCTAGAGTATTGCCAGCGTCTCGGAAGGGTAACCTCGAAGTTACTCTCCGAGACCAAGGGCAAGAAGGTCATCACAAGGCCTAAGTACAGGATGCCTGACGGGTATCACGAGTACATCGAAAGGTCTGTAAATCACTACAAATCACTAATCGCTCACAGGATGGAGAACAAGATTCAGCTCCGGGATTATCAGGAGGAGATAGCAAGGAAATCGGTTGACCTAATCGGCAAGCATGGTTTCGTGTACCTTGCCATGGAGGTAAGGACGGGCAAGACGCTCACGAGCATGTCGATATGCGACCGGCTTGAAGGCGTGGAGAACGTCCTGTTCCTGACAAAGAAGAAGGCCATTAAGTCAATCAGCGACGACCTGAAGCTGCTGTGCCCGTCGTATATCATGTGGGTAATCAACTATGAGTCAGCCCACAAGCTGCCCAATGTCAAGTGGGACGTGATAATCTGCGACGAGGCTCACTCGCTCGGGGCATTCCCAAAGCCGAGCCAGCGTGCTGTCATGGTTAAGAAACTGGTCGAGGCCCACAAGAGCAAGGTCATCCTGCTGTCAGGGACACCGACTCCGGAGTCTTACTCTCAGATGTACCACCAGACCTACGGAATCCCGGGAAGCCCGTTCAGGGCATACAAGAACTTCTACAGGTGGGCCGACGACTATGTCAAGGTGACCTCGAAGCTCATCAATGGCGTGACCATGAAGGACTACTCGGCTGCATCCGGCAGGGTTCTGGATGACATGGCCAAGTACACGCTCAGTTTCTCTCAGGTGGAGGCAGGCTTTGTTGTCAAGACCACCGAGGAGGTCATGTATGTCGACTTGGAGCCTAAGACGATGGCCCTCATCGAGAAGCTCCGGAAGACTCTTGTCGTGGAAGGGAAGAACGAGACAATCCTAGCCGACACCAGCGTGAAGCTGATGACGAAGCTGCATCAGATGTACAGCGGTACGGTCAAGTTCGAGAGTGGAAACTCAATGGTGCTCGACCTGTCGAAGGCCCGGTTCATCAAGGAGAAGTTCGCAGGAAGGAAAATCGGAATCTTCTACAAGTTCACGGAAGAGCTTAACGCCCTGAAGGAGGTCTTCGGGGACGAGCTCACGACCGACTTGAGTACCTTCGAAGTTACCGGGCAAAGCATCGCCCTTCAGATTCAGGCCGGGCGCGAAGGGCTGTCGCTCAAGCAGGCCGAGTGCCTCGTCTACTACAACATCGACTTCAGCGCGACGAGCTACTGGCAGTCGAGGGACCGGATGACGACAAGGGACAGGACTGAAAACCACATCTACTGGATTTTCGCAAATGGCGGAATCGAGGACAAGATTTACAAGGCTGTTTCGAAAAAAAAGGACTACACAATTTCGCATTTTAAGCGGGATTTATTAACATTGTGACTAATTCAGTCACAATGAGCGAGTCAAAGATTCAGTCGAAGTTAATCAAGGAGCTTGAGGCGCATGGATACTACGTCATCAAGCTGATGAAGACCAACAAAAACGGGATACCTGACCTGATTGCCATACCAAAAGACAGCGACGTGCTGTTCGTCGAGGTAAAGACGGAGAATGGCCGGGTATCTCCACTTCAAGAGTACAGGATTAAAGAACTCAAAAATCATGGCATATCAGTTAGCATTCATAGAGGGTGACTTCGTCGACCCTGATGGTGTCAGGTGGCACGACGTTGAGGTTTCATTGATGGCCGAAAAGGCTGCTCTGAGAGAGCTCAAGAAGATGAGCGATGCAGGGTGGATGGCTCATGTGATGATGCTTGACGCAAGCATGGACGGCATCCTTAACAGGCTCCTGTTCAAGGTTGGAACGACAGAGAAGTTCGTCGGCAAGATGAGCTACGGGTTCTGTTCGTTTGAAATAAAGTGCACAGGAAAGAGAGAGGTCACCATCATGTCCTTCGACAAGGAGGCCACATCCGACGAATATCTCGATGCAATCAATGAAAAACTCAATCTCGTCAAGTATGAAGACTTCATCAAAGCATAAGATGCTTAGGGAAATCGTGAATGAGGTCTTTGGAGTGGACATCATGGATAAGAGCCGGAAGCGCAACATTGTCGATGCAAGGATGGTGTACGCAAAGATTCTCCGGGATGCAGGGTATTCCCTGACAGACATCGGGGGGTCCATCGGGAAACATCACACCACGATTATATCTTACCTGAGCGAGGGTGAGTACATGATTCCGAACATCAGGCAGCTCCACTCGAATTACCACCTGTGCAAGGACATCTTTGACGGGAAGACCGCAGGATTTGATGTCTCGATGCCGTACTCTGTCCTCGTCGACAAGATAGCCTTGGCTGAGAAAAACCTGAGCGAGCTGAAGGAATACAAGCGTTGGTACGAGGAGAAGTATGGAAAGCAATGACGTTTCAGAGCTCCGGATGTCGCAGGCTGTCACGCGGTTTGCATTGGTTTCCAATGTAACTGCAACGAGGGTCTACGGCTCGAATTGCCACAAGCTCATGGATTCGGATGGGAAGCTGCATGGGTACGCCTTGGTGGTGGACCACAAGCGCAGGGTTGCAAATGCGTTCCCTTTGCCGGTAACGTGCAAGGAACTTGTGAACCTGTTCGAAAAAAGATTCAACCCGATTGTGATTTGGTCGTGTGATGATGGAATCGTTTACGCAAACCTTTCGGATATTCGCGGAGAGATTCTCTCAGGGAAACATCATCAGGAGCTCATTGCGGTCTACGACAAAAGCAAGAGCTTCAAGTATGTAAGATTTTAGGTCTCGTTCTTTTTTTTTGTCGGCCCGTGGTCGCATTACACGGGCCACCTTGGCCGGGGCAGGGTTCGACTCCCTCCCCGGTCACAACATAACCGTTCTTTTCTGGATTTTGTGACCCAACTTTTTTCATCCGGCACGTTCACCGCCTATGTGGCGTGCCGGTATTTTTCTAACACTCAACATCAATCAAATGGAATTCAAGATTATGCCTTTCAAAGTAAACGTGGACATCACACCGGACGAAATCAACAAGTCATTCCTTGTCAGCGACGAGAGAATGGAATTTCTTATCAAGAAAATGAATGAGGTTGTTGATTCTCATCACGAGGAAGTTAAAAACGGAGCAAATTTGACTCTCGTTTGTATCTCATCAGTTTCAGAATTTGTTGAAAACGTGAACGAGCTTGCTTACATTACGTTCAAGATGACATCAGCAATCCTGAAATCTGAATATGAGTCAGAAATGAGGATGCTGAAGGCACTTGTTAAACTTCAACAAACACTTGTAGATGCAAAATAGTAAACGAAACTCCCTCGCTGGCAAGAGCACCGGAAAGTCTGAGTCGGCCAAGTATTTCGCCTCCAATCCGGAGGCCCGGAAGAAGAAGAACGAGTACAACAAAGAGTACCATTCGACAGATGCCCGGAAGAAGTACAGGGCTGAGCTGAACAAGCACAACCGGGAGACCGGTGGATATGGCGATGGGCTCGATGCCTCCCATACATCGTCCGGGAAAATAGTGAAGGAGTCTCGCTCTTCCAACCGGGCCCGTAACGGCAAGGGTGGTAAATCTACGAAGAAGTAATTGGCTTGCGGGTTGGCGTAACCGGGAATGAATACCGGCTTGGGCAGCGTTCCTTACAGGAGATTGGGGTTCGAATCCCTGACCCGCAACGAGAGTGGTGCATGGTGCTGAACATGGTGCGCTGTGTTCGTTGGTTCGAGTCCAACTTGGTGTAAATGCGGGGTTCGATTCCCCGCCCACTCACAATGAAATCAGAAATATGCTACCCCGGTGAAGAGGCCAAGTGCTGGGTGTGTGGCATGGAAGAATGTAAATGGCCGGGAAATGATTCAACTCAAATCAGTATGTCACAATTCAAATTAAAGGACGTTGACCACAAACGTGGAAACCTTCAAAGCGCACTCGGTGTCTCGATTGAAAGAGTGGAGGTGTTCGCAGAAAGACTCACTAAAATCATCAAAAGCGGAGAGACATCAGTCTCTAGGACGCTTGAGAAGATGTCAGAGATTGCCGAGGACCAGAACGAGCTTACACTCATCGTGTTCACCGTTGCAAAGATGCTGTCGTGAGAGACCCGATTAAGGCAGTGGTCGCCGTGATTGCCATAGTGGTGACACTGGGCGCGGTCATCGGGGTCTTGTCCGGAGTCTTTGCCGGAATAATCCTGAGTCTTGCTCGATGATTAAGGGAGGTAACCTCGAGGTTACCTCCCTTTTTTTTTTGCCCGTTACTTATCCTTTTCGTATCCGAAGGCGTTGTCCATCTCCTCCTGTATCAGCTCCTCTTGCTCCTTGAGGATTGCATCGATTTCTGATTGGCCATCGTATTGCTCATCTTTTTTCCCGTACTGCTCCTCGTAAACCTCTGGGTAGTACCTTTCCAGCTTCTCCTTGCTCATCTGCTTCGGTGGCTTGTACGGCTCAGGTTCGCTTGGCCTGTAGGACTTGGATACCCCGATGATGTCGTACAGGTTATCTTCGTTGAAGCCCTCGTTGAAGCCTTTGTAGATTCCAATCGCAGGGTCAATCGATGTGCCGAGAAGGAATTCAAATATTGGTTTTGCAGCCAATGTCATGTCTTCGTCCTTTGCCCCCTTCTCAACCCTTTGGGCAATACTCAGAAGCGGGTCGAGTGCATCGCTGGATGTCCTGAACAGCTTCTTCTTTGCAGCGGCCTTCTCTTCTGGTGTGCCTGCATTCCAAAGCTCGTAGATGTTCATGCTCTTCTCAACGGCAGCACCAAATCCCGGCATCTGCTTCAGGAGCTCTATTCCCATGAGAGCTTCTTTCATCTTGTCAAGAACCTCCTCCTCGTCTTCCTTGGTTCCGCTCATCAGCTTGACGATGTTTGCAGCAGCGATGAACAGGGCGTTTGATAAGCCGAAGTTAATAACAAATGCTCTCATGTCTTTGGCGCGAGGCGGCTTGCCACTGCCCAAAACACTCTTCTCCATGTTGTTCCATGCCATGTAGCACTTGTTTATCTGCAGGAACGCTGTGCTAGAGAACATCGTGAAGAACTGGGTGAGCTCGTTGTTCGACATTTGAAGAGAGTTCTTCTCCGTCTCTCGCTTGCTCTGCGCAGTTGCGTTGTAGTCGTTGAACTTCTCAAGGGCATCCTCTTTCTTCATGCCATTCATAATGTCCCTCCTGTAGTTCACGAGATATGCCGCGATACCACCGAAGTCACCAATCATGGTCGGCATGCCGCTCGCCCTTCTGACTCCTCTCCTAAGGTATCCCTTCCAGTTCATGGCCTTGTCAATCGGGACGTAGACCCTGTTGCCGCCTGTGATTCCGTAGATGTCACCATCCACTCCGTCGTCCCATCTCTTCCTGAACGTGGCCGACTCCTTGTATGCCATCTTCATCCACTTTGGCAGCGTGGCCAATACGACAGCTGTGTCCAGCGTGAACATCAGCATGTCGACAGGAGTTTTGATTACCCCCGGGACCTTAGAGTCTTTGCCGAAGTAGCTGTAGTCCTCGAATGCGTTCGGGAAGGACGAAATCATCTGCTTCGGGATTTGCATCAGCTTGAATGCAAGAGCAACTCCGGTGTACTTGATTGCTATTTTGGATAAGAAGGTACTGGTCCTCTTCGCCCCGGCATTCGGGTTCACGGCATAGTTGACCAGTTTCTTCATCACAGGCTTGATGCCAAGCTGCGTGATGTAGTTGTCGACGCTTCCGTTTTTGAAAATAGCATTCAGGTTCTTCACCGTCGTGGCGAAAGCCTTGTACCTCTCCATGGACTTGAAGTACTCTTCGAGGACCTCCGTGAAGTCGAAGTTGATGTCGACCTCACCTGTAGTGTCAACACGCTCTTTCAGGGATGGTGATGTCTCGGCATTGAATATCCCGTTGAAGTCACCATCCTCAATCATGCTCTTGTCTACCGACACAGGCTTTGTGATTGTCGGGAAGTAGTTCGATTGGTGTCCCAAGTTGACGTTGTTCACGAACTTGTAGATGTCGTTCACGGAGTTGAAGTAGTCATCGCTGAGGTACTCTACAATCAGGTCTGCAAACGCCACAGGCTCAGAACCAAGCTCGCCTTTGATGAACTCGATGACATTGTCGTTGAAGCCCATGTTCGCAAGTTTGGCACGCTGGGTGCTGTTGAGCGACAGCGCATAAACCCTGAGCATCATGTTCTTGGTCATGTTGAGGGATTCACCCTCGGAGAAGAATTGCTCGATTATTTTCCCGCCTTTTTCCACTTTCCTGACACCAGCACCCATCACGACCTTAATCACCTTTCCATCGGAAACCATCCGCTTGATTTGGGTGTATCCGTTCCTGACCCCCGGGATTGTATTAGCCATGGAGTCAAGCGTGCTCATCTGCTTGTAGTATCCGGCCTGAGCCTTCTCTATCGCCCGGTTGAGCGGCCTGTACACGTTGTCCGTGAAGAATGTCATCCCGCGGGAATGGTCGTCAATGTCGTTGCAGAACGAGTGAAGGTGCAGCAACTGCGCCCTCAGGTATTGCTTGATGCCCATCCCCGGCATGTACTTCCAACGCTCCTTGAGCTTCTTCAGCGACTTGAACACCCGGCCCTTTAGGAGCAGGCTCTTGATTTGAGATTGCTCCTGCACCGCGTCACGTCTGCTTCCGTCCGGCCTGTAAAGCTCCGGAGCCATGGCCATGACCTGACGCTCGGCAGCGTCTGCGAGGTTCTTGTATCCCTCTGACCTAACCGCCCGTGCGACCTTGAGACGCTTGATGGATTCTCCGCGCATGGTCTCGAGCACCTCGATGATGTCGTTGACTTGCTCGACATCCATGGAATTAAAATCCTCGAACATGTCAAGCGCAACAGCTGCATCAGCGAGCTCAGACTCCGCGAGCGTCAATGGCTCCCCGGCTTGCTGCTTGATGAAGATATCACCAAGGTCACCTGAGATTGTTGCGGCCTCAACATCCTTGGCATACTTGTCATACAGGGCCCTGTCGCCTTTCATCGAGTTGTAGATTTTCTTAGCCACCTCGAAGAACGACTGTCCAATCTCGTCAAGGCCACCGCTGCGTACCTTGCCGCTGGAGGTCATGGCTTTCTTGGCCTTCTTGCTGAGCAACTCTTGCATCTTCCTGACAGATTCTGCTCGCATCTTTTCGCGCTGCTTATCGATGAGCGTGGCGATTTTCTCCAAGTCTACCAAGAGCGAGTCTTGTGTCGCGTTTGCGATGATGCCCATGATTTGCTCGGCAGACTTTGCGGACAGCACATCCACCCCCGGCAACATCTGGCTGACGATGTTCTTGAGCCTTACCTTGGCCGCGGTGAGCTCTTTCTCTGCGATTACCCTTTGCTTGCTCTTCAGGTCGGCTACAAGCCGGTCCATGGCTCGTTGGATTCTGACCCCAACCGGGTTGCTCACACTGCTGTCGAATGCAGCGATGAGCTTCATCTGCGTGGTCTTGTTCTGGGCAATGAAAATCGGGTCTGCCTTGAGCATCTCGATTGCCATGGCCCGTGTCTGGATTGGGGTCGGCTTTCTCTTGCTGCTTTTCGCCCATTGGGCAAGTTTGTGCCTTGTCCTGCTGAACAGCTTGCGGCCTTCCCTGACACCACCCTCGACATCTGCAAATTCAGCCGGGAGAATAGTAAGCGGGTCGACGTTTACTATCATCTCCGCGTTGATGTCAGCGACCTTGTAACCCTTGTTTCTGAGCACTTGCTTGATGGCTGCGTCCGAATACCCGTTCGCACGACCGGTCTTGATGATGCTCCGCATCGTGTTGACCCCGAACGGCTGCTGGGAGAACGATACCACCTGTTCATCGGTCGTCATTTCCTGCTGAATTGTCGACTTCTGAGACTTTGAGATGATTTCCTCGAGCTTAGAATTGTATTCCTCCTCGGTCTGTGTCATGGCAAGATACAGGCCTTCATGGGTCGTGCGCTCGTTCGCCACAGCATCCCACACCATGTGGTGGCCGATGTACCCTGCAAGCTCCTTTGGGACTCCAAACGCATTGCCTACCATCTCCATCCTTTTCAGGATTTCAGTCTGAAGGTCGTTCAGTTTTTTTGAAGACTTCCCAAGGGTCTTCGTTATCTCGAGCTCCGTTGTGGATATTTCTCCTTTAAATATCGCTCCCCTTAGCCATCCCTTGATTTCTCTGGTGTCGATTACGCCTCTGGTTCCTATCCCCAAGAAGTTTGATACAAAACCAACCTTGCCTTGAGATATACCCTTGAGTTTGCTGATTGAATCAAACAGCTTTTGCTCGTCAATAATACCGCCTTTTAAAAGCGAGTTGAACTCGTTGATGTTGGTAATGTTTATTTGACCTGAGCTTGGAGCTCCGAATACGCTTTTGTATTTTGATTCACCCTTGCCCCAAAAGCCAAAAGGCTTCATCGCTGATGAAAAGAAGTTCACATCGGCATCAGAAACCTTTCCGCGCTCAATATTTTCAAGGAACATCTTACCCTCTTTGGTTGTTAGCAAGAAAGCCATTGCACCTTCAGGGCGAATCCTTCCATCTGATTCTATAAACAATCCCGGTATGTCTTTTCCGGAGCTATTGATGAATCTTTTGGCAGATATAGGGCCTGTCTGTATTGACGAGATGGACATCAGGTATGACTTTGCAACATCCTTGGAATCAACAAGACCATTCCTTAGTTTTTCGCCCATGGTCTGGATGTGCTTCATCACGCCACCGAGGTAGTTCGGGTTGTTGTTTGCGACGATTTGAATCATCGACTCCGGAGTGATGAACCCTGTCTCGTCATGCACGACCTGCGCCTTGGAGACTACAGCGTCAGGCACAGAGATTTCATGTATTTTCCCCTGTTCTGCTGCTACAATCTTTGTTATTACAGGTTGGCTTTTCTCCTCTTTACCAATAAGGTTTTGGTATTTAGACTTGATTTCATTTGGCATCAGACTCCATGCGTTCACTCTAATATCAGGGACACCTACAACTTCGCCTATCAGCTCGTTAAGGTATGTTGAGTGCTTTGCTTTTTTGCCTACGCCCATTGGCTTTCCTACAAGCATGATGTCATTCTGACTGAATCCATTCTCCCTGTAAAATGAATCCCTAAGCTCATTTAGGTCCACAAATATGTCGAATCCGTTCAGCAGCTCTTTGAGTGAGCCTTTTGGCATTGTCTTCAGCTTTTTGATTGCTTCGACAGCGACCATGAATTCTTTCCTTTTTGTTGATTCCCTGAATTCTTCAAATGATTTCAATGGCTCTAGGATTGCTCTCATAGCCTTAAGCTCATTTGTTTCTTTTCCAGAGAATCCCAATATGGCATTCTTGAACGTCTCAAAGTCTGCGTTCTTCTCGATTCTCTTTATGAACAAATCAATAACGCTCTTATTGAATAGTTTAGACGCTTCAGGGGAACCGCTTATGAAGAAGATATAGTCTGCCTTCTCAGACATGCTATTCAGTGACTTGGATTGCACTCCGCTCGCCCACAGAACCCCTTCCTTTATATTGTCAGGGTCTAATGCAAAACTTGGTCCTGCATCCAAATAGTGATTGTCACCAATCTTTTCATCAAAGTAGTAACCTCTTCCTAGCTGGTCTGCCATCCAAAACCATACCTTTTTCTTCTCCCTTGCGATTTCTTCAACAAGAGAAGCAAAGTCAATTTTGAATTTGTCTGTAACGAATGAAAGTTCTCCTGCTTTTTCGCTGAAATTTAGCTTAGGTCCTGAGATAGAGCTCCTACTTATTTCTACAGGCCCTCCAATAGAAACTGAAAGACCCTGCTCTACTGCCTGCTGCTCCTCGACCACCTCTTCGTTCATCGTAGTGGTGAACGTGTTCAGGAACTCGACGATGTCGGCCTTGGTGGTTGCTCCCTTGAACGGGACCCATCCGCCTGTCAGCCTGTTCACCACCTTGTTGATGAGCATTGCCAGCTTGTTAATCAGCGATGGTGTCAGCAGCTCCTGCCTGTTCGATAGCATGGCAGCAAGCTCCACGATGAACTCTTCGTGGCTCTCGGACTCCCCATACAATTCAGCGAACTGACTGAGCTCAAAGTCTTCCTGAGCCGAGAGCATCTTCGACACCTTGTCCCGGAACTCCTTGAACAAGGCCTGATTGTCCCCGAATGCCTTGAACAGCATCGCGTGCGCCAGCTCGTGGGGGACAGTCCGCTCGTTTGCAATCCCCAAGTTGATGTCAATCCTGAACTTTCCGCCAGCCCTTCTGGAGATGTTTCCGGCAGAATCCGCCCGGCCCTTCTCCGTTTTCATCGCTTCATTGTACGAGGTAGAATCCTCATGGATGAAAATCTGGGCCTGAGGGAACACCTTGCTCATTATTTGCATGGCCCTTGCAGCCTGCTGCACAATCCTCTGTTGACGGCCCGGGCTCACACGCCCCGCCAATGCCTCCATTGCGGCCCTCTCAGACACGTTCACTGGGGCTCCGGTGTCTTGTGTCGATTGAGTCTTTGGCTTAACCTTGGGCTTCTTTGGGGTCATTATGACCCTGTCGCCGCCGAGCTCCTTGTGTACCTTGTATCCACGCTTGGTAAGCATCCTGCGCATTGCAGGATTCACCACGTCGACCATGATTTTCGACTTCGGGTTCTGCCTGACATTGTCCGGCATCTGCCTGACTGCATCCAGAAGTCTCGAGCCGACACCCTTCTTCTCAGACCTCTCGTCAACAACCACATCGAAGCTGTACTCGCCTGTCTGCTTGTTGAACGAGCGGAAGGCTCCTCCAATGACGTTACCTTCAGTATCCCGGGCAACGAATGCGACTTCGCGGCTGCCATCAACATCAAGCCCGCGTCTTTTTGCAAGCTCGCGAACCTGAGTATCCTCGCCCGCGGAGACCTCGCCAACATTGAAGTCAGCGTCTATGTCAGTATCGACCGGGCCGGTTTCAGTGCTCGTGCTGTTGACGGCCTCGGTTAGGCTCTCGACCTCAATGTTCAGGTCGTTCCTCTCGGAAATCATCTTGCTCAGCTCGTCAACACGGGCCTTGTTGGCATCGTAAACCTTCTGCTGGTTCGGTGACATCTTCCCACCGGACGCAACCTTCTCGGCCAAGAACGACATGACCGACCCGGCCTCCTCTTCGGTGAGCGTGTCGGACATCATCTTGCTCGTCCAACGCTTCGCCGGCTGCGGGATAGACTCGTTCAGCTCGTCAAGGCGTAACTTCGAAGTTACCAGTTCCTGCTCGGTTGTCTCCGCTGTCAGCCCTTCTTCTTGGACTTCTTCTCCGGCAACCTCTTCAAGTCCTGCTTCGGATACTCCTTCCTCCACCGCTTCGCCAAGTCCGGCTTGTTCGCGTACAGATACTTGACCTGTTTTTTGCTTGAAAATGGCATCGTATTTCTGTTTTGTTGCTTCGTCGTTGAATATCTGGACCCGGGCGCGGCGAAGTTGTCTCGCGCTCATGCTCTCAGCCTTTTTCTCGAACTGGGACCGGGTCATCACCTCTCCGTTGATTGAGTATTTGGTCACCGGTTTCTTGGCGAACTCCTCAATCTGTGCACGCTCCTCGACCGGGACCATCTGCCCGGTTTGCGCAAGCCTCGAAATCTCGTTCTTCACATCGGAAATCTTGTCGCTGAAAGCCGACTTCATCTCCTCCGTCACGGACATCTGCTCCTTTGCGGACATCAGCTCCATCATCCGGGCCTCGACCTCCACGTTGCCAAGCACTCCTGTCTTTGGCTTCAGGATGGTCTTGACTTCCCGGCGCAGGCCGACGTTCTTCAGGATTTGCTGCTGAACCTCTTCATCGATTTTCCCGAGCTGCCTCAGGTTGTTCGCCCACTCAGTGATTCGCTTGTCTGACGACCGCTCTCTGGCCATGGCGTTCACATCGGATGCCAACGTGTATGCATGGGATTGGACAGTGTTGTTTTTTGCCTCCCTATACATAGACATGGCCATCGCCGACGTGTTGTTACCAAGTCCGCCAAGGGACTCCAGACCGATTTCCGTCCAGTCTATGTCTTGCCCTGCCATTGCCTGTGCGGCAAATTCTCCGACACCCTCCATCACGGGGTCAAAAACAACACGCTCTGCAGCCTGAACACCGATTCTTGCCGGTAGTGACGCTGTCTTTGCCACGTTGAACACGCGGCCTGCGACACCTTTCGCCAAGAGGTCAACAAGGGCAATCGGGACACCACGCTTGAATCCACGCTCTCCGCCCTCAGCCCATACCTCGTCATCCAAAAGGGCCGCCTCGACTTGCTTTGGGTCCATGATGTCATACCCTTTCTCGCGCATGACATCGAAGATGGAATTCGTGTATTCCATCGCAAGGCTTGTAGCGGCCATACCAGTGGTCAGACCATACCCAGCACCGGGGATAGCACCAACACCAGCACCCGCTACTGCTCCTGCGCCAGCACCGATTGCAGTTGTCGCCGGGACTATCTTGACCCCGTATGGCAGCATCTGTCCGATGCTTGTCGCAACCAGCGTGGCCGTGTATTCAAGCGGGTCTGCAAAGAATGCCTTCCATCCTGAGCCGCCACGGGCTTGTCGGAACCTTGTCTCGGCAAGTGAGGTTTCCCCGGATTGCAACGCATTGTATTTTACAATGGCCTCCGTCAGGGCCTTCCTGTCTGTCGGGTCCTCAACATCGTAAATACCCATTGACGCATACAAGAGCTCCTCAGCGGCCTGCCCCCTGTACCATGAGTCCACAAAGGCGGTCCCAAACCCTTCGAGATTCTCTATGTATTCCTTTTCGGCCTTCTTGTTCCACTTCGCGTCAAGATATGTCTTCGACTCCTCGAACTTTGCTGCCGCATTCTGCTTGGCGAACGTGATGTTCTCAAGGGACCTGCGGGCAACGTCAAGCGTCTCAGCCTCCTCCGGTGTTTTTGGGACCACCTTTGAGATTTCTGTGATTGGCACATTGAACGCAGCCTCAAAGTTGGTATTTAGCTCCTGCAGCTTCGCCTTGCTCTCGGCGTTTATCTTGACAGCCTCCTTGATGGTCTCCTGACGCTTTTTCTCGAGCTCCAAGTCGAATCCTTCCCGGGCAAGCGTGACTTTCCCGTCTTGCATGAATTCGTTGTCATAGACTTGCTCAAGCAAAACATCGCGCTCTTTCGAAAGGCGCGACAAGTTGCTATTCATAAAATCAGTCGTCTTTTTCCCAGACCGATAGTGCAAAGGTCTTCCGTCTGGCCCAAAGTACTCCGGAAACCGGGACCGCTCAGAATACGGGATGTTGTCCACCTTGCCGCCCATGATGTTCTGGATGACATCAATCTCGTCCTGAACGTCGTTGAAACGCTCGTACTTCCTGCGCTCCTCAACGTAGTCGAGGCCACGCTCGGCGTAGTACTTCTTCCCGAGGATGTAGCTCTGGTCAACGTCCTTCCACTCCCCTGCGGCAAACCTGTTCGCGTCGTCAGGCGTGCGAAGCGTGAGCACCTCTCCACGTTTACGGGCCTCTGCAAGCGCACCTTCAATGTCGTCCCCAAAGTCAATCCAGTCCTTTGGATTCGTGCTTGGCTTGTCGCCCCTTGGGAACAGGGTCGGGATAACCATGTTGTCGACCGAAGCGAACTTCACGGTCGACATGGTCCCGTCCGGATTCCTCATGGCTGTCGGCCTCATTTTCTTAGCCTTGATGGCGTTCGAAATGAAGTCGTCATCCATCTGTTCTGACGGCAAAGCGTTGGCGTAGATGAATTCCGAGACCTGTTTCAGCGTTTCTGCAGGATTGACCTTTGCAGCGTCACCGACAGGGATTTCAACCGCGTTCTTCCCGTCGCGGGTGCTGACCATGATGTTGTCGGTCCCCCATCCGGACTCCTCGAAGTACATCCCGTACTTACGGAACATGTCGTTGAGCTTTGGCACGAGCTCCTCTTCGCTCTTGCTTAGCATGTCCGCGGTGAGGCCACCGAGGGCAGCAGCAAACTCAGGGTCCTGTGCAGCAATCTGATTGGCAAGCCTGCGTGCATCCTCTTCAGCCTTTAGTTTCTTGTCAATCTGCTCCTGTTTCGCGGGGAGCATGGCCTCAGTCTCCTGCCTATATTCTACTGCTTTCTTGGCTCTTGCGGCTCTCTCCTGCTTGATGTAATCCGGGACATACTTGTCCGCTGGGATACCTCTCTGAATTGCGCGAGGGTCTTCATTACGCAGTTGAGCCTCAGCCTGAGCGTATGCTTGAGCAATCTCCTCGTCGGTCATTTCGCTGACGAGCTGCTCCTGCTGCTTGAAGTGCCTGTCTACCCGCTGCTCAGGAGTGCTCGGCTTGACCGGGCCCTGACCTTGGAGCTGCTCCGGCTGAAGCTGTCCGAGAACCGGAGCAACCTGTTCCATCGTCTGCTGGGTGGAGGCTTGGTACTCCTCCTCCATCGCCTGCTCAGCGGCCAGCTGCTTCTGGCCATAAGAGCCCGGCTCCATACCGATTTGGTACGGAGACTGGGGCTTGGGCTGAGGCTTCAGGTACTCGGGAAGTATCCCATTAGAGGCGGTAAAGCCCGAAGAACCATCTCCCGAAGACGATTCCATACCTGTGAGGCCAGCCTTTTTTTTTTCAGGCTCGTTCACGGGTGGGGCGGTCGCCTTCGTCTTCTGAGCGAATTCTTCCGGAGACATGAATGATGGGTCCTTAGACAAAATCCATTTGTACATGTCTTCTCTGTACACGTCGTTTGACCTCATCTTTTCTTTGAATGAGTCTGGCGTGTGGGCATCACTAAACGTATTGTCTTGGGTAAGGAGCCAAGAGTAAAGTCGGTCTAAGTATTCCATCTGTATCTATTGTCTTGAGTGAGTTGCTTATCTAGGTGGATTATTCCCCCCGGGCTTGACGGTCAGGTTGCTGCCCTTCCTATATTCAAACGATTTCTGCCCGTACTGCTCGCCAAATTGCTTGGCTAGGTCCCCGTCGATACTACTGGCAAGCTGCTCCAATGCCTCGATTTTTTCTTCTGGTTTTCTTGTCTCGTCAAGGTTCATGGAGAAAATAACTTCCCCCTGTGCATTCAGAACGAAAACTTCCTGTACCCTTGGGTCATACGACCCAAACCCTTTTCCATTATCTGTGACTTTGTACTGGCCCGGAATATTCATCCCTTTGATGAACGCATCTACGTTAAACACAGATGCATTTTCATTTCCATCTACAAGAATACGGGAAGCAATAGCCTCATCGCTTGATGTCCCATATTTTTTAGCCATTGCATCAAAGCCATTTCTCAATGCCGCAGCAGGAGCAGATGCAAGTTCTTCGGTGTAGACAGAGCCAGCTCCCTCGGTTTTGTTTTTGTTGCTCCATCTTGACCCTCCAGCACCCTTCTTGTACGACTCCTTGACATCAAGCCCCAATCCGGAAATCTCTTCAACGGTCTCTGACGTGAGAGCGTTTTTCACGTTACTTGATGCCCATTCTCCCTCTGACATGTCACCGAACGGCATGCCCTTTTTAGTGCCGTTACTGTAGTAGATTGTCGCCCCATTCTTATCGTAGTCAATCCTCAGGATGTTTTTGTTGCTCGACCTGATGTTGTTAGCAGCCTGTTCCTTTTGTGAATCGGTTCCTCCGTACAGCAACGCGAAGTCGCCAGCGAATGTACCGATGACTTTTTCGAGGTCCTTCTTTCTTTCGTCCTTCTCTTGAAGAGACGTTGGCCTCGCGTGCGGAAGAGGCTCGGTTGCGGTGCTGATGGTTGACTTCTTGTCGAGGCGCATCCGGATGTCGGTCTTCATGTACTCGTAAGCCTCCTTCTTCTGCTCCTCCGTGATGACCGGCTCAAACTTTCCCACGTCTACTTTTTTTAGAAGAACCTTCTTAGGGTCAGAAGCGGCCTCTTCCGGGTAAATTGTTGGAGAGTACCCATTTAGGTTTTCCGTCAGGATGCTCATCAGGTCAAACTTGTTTTCAAGTGCCGCTGTGATTGTTTTGTTCTCCCAATCCAAATATGGAGCAAGGTCACCCTTTGCAAGCGGGTCTCTGGTGGTGATATCCTCAAGCTCCGTGATGCTGTGTAATTTGTATGCACCCTTTACGCGTTCGAGATTGGAGCTGATTTCTATTCCAAGCCCGTCCACAGACTTCGCATTTGCGGCATCAACGTCAAACCTGTTAAGCCTGATATTTGAGAAATTAGCCAAGTCCTTTACCGACAATGACTTTCCGATAACCATTTGCCCTGTTTTAGGGTCCTTTACCATTTGGGCTATCTCAAGAACTCCAGTAACAGGGTTTACCTTTGCAGATGTCCCTTGGAATTTTGCAAAATTTTCAACTTGCTCGGTAAGATAAACCTCGGCTGTCTGATTTTCCTTGTTCTGGAGCCTTGTCATCACCTCGGAATACTTCTCCTGCAAGCCCTTTGCAGTCTCGTACATCAGGTTTGTGTCTCCATTCAGGTTTTGAACCATGAGAAGGTAGTCCTTCGGGTTCATTTGTCCCGACTTGAGCAGCCTCTGATTCATCAAAATGGTGTTCTGCCCTTCTGCTGAAAGGTTAAGCGTGAACGAGTTGAGGTTTTCATTGTCGCCAAGCGGGGCATTCTTCAGCGTTTCAAGCTGCTCCCTTGTGGCCTCGTCGATTGCAGCCTTTTTCTCCTCGCGAAGGTTGGCCTCCTCACGGAGCATGTCGACCACGCTCTTCCCAACCTCGCCCCAGTTAATCTGGCTTTCGACGTTGCGCTCGGCGTATTTGTAGAATGTTCCTGCCATGGCTTATCGGTTATATGCTGCTGCGAAAGGATTTACAAATGATTCGTACATCTTCATGTAGTCCTGATTGTACATCAATGCCGATTTCTGCTCGGGGCTTAATGCCCCCAAGAAGTTCTTGAACTCCCCACGTCCCATTTGACCGATTTTCTCGAAGTCAAGGTTTGTGAATCCGGCCCCGGCTTCTCCAAGCGTAGAGCCTTCGTAGTTCTTGACACTTCCAAACTGAGACATTTGCTCAGGTGTCATCTGGAGCTTTGATATTGCAGCCTGTTGTGCCCCCCTATCCTTCGCATACAGAGGTGCTGCAGCTGCGGCTTGTTGCCCCATGCTGACGATTCCCTCAACGCCAGCAAGCGTTGCTGCGTTTGCTGCCTCCTGAGCGTTTGCAGCCGCCATTTGGGCCCCGGCTGCTTCCTCTAAGTTGAGGTCGACATTCACGTCGCGAAGCCTCGAGTCCTCTGCTGCGGACAGCTTCTTGAGGCCAAGCATCTCCTGACCCATCGCTGAGGCAATCTCACGCTGGCCTGCGTTCTGGGCCATCTGCACCCGGCCTGCTGTCGCAGCTGCTCCGCGCTCGCTCTCGACACCGGCCTCAATGGCCTGAGCCCCGGCTGCAATCATCGCCTCGCGCTCGAGCTCGTATGGCTCCTTCTGGATTGCAAGCTGGTCGTAGAAATTCACGTCCAGCTTCTTGCGAGCATCGTCCATCATCGCCTTCGCGGCGGACTCTGCCTCGCGCTGGAGTTTCTTTTGTTTGCTGGCCTGAGCGAACGACATGCCGGTTGTTGCTGCCGTTGCTGCCAATCCCACGCCTGCTGCTATTGTTGTGAAAGCTGCCATATCAGAGAGCCTTAATCATTTCGTTTGTGTAACTATCCCCTTTAATGTATCCGCTCGCCATGTATGCGTGCATCAAACTCTCGTGCTTGATGAGGGCGTATGCGAACTTGTATCCGGATGCCGTGGCCACAGCCGTGAGCGACGATACCAAGAGCTCAATCGCCTCTTGGCGGCTCTCTCCCCGGTAGTCCTTGTCTGAGATAATCCAGTCGACCCATGCCACCCCGCTGTTCGTGGCGTACATGAATCCGGCGCAGACCGGTGTCTCGTCATCGAAAACAATCATGCCACCGGTTCCTTTCTCGGGCAAAAAATCCCTCGAAGGAGCCTGCCAGCCCCAATCCTTCCACCATCCGCACAGGATGTTGTCGTAGTCTTCGTGGCTGAGTATCCTGATTTGCATCTCGAAAGTAACTTTGAAGTTACCCCAAAGATACTGCTTTTACGGAAAACTCTTCATCACAGAAGATTCTACAGCGAACAACTCGCTGCGGTCCGTCTCGGTGTTCGTCAGCGTGAAGACGCACCAGTGTCCAAGCACGCCATGGGACTCGGCGACCGAGTTCTTGATGAACATGTAGTACGCATCCTGAATGCCCGGAATGCTGCCGCTCGGAACCGTTGTATCGACCACGATGTAGTTGTCTCCGCCCCGGTAGTTCACCACGACGTTCACGACCTCACCCACAAACACTGGCGTGCTGTAAGATGGCGGGAGCGTCAGGTATAGGTTGTCACCGATGCTGATTATTTTCCCGATGGCCACAAGAGGGGAAATCGAGAAGTTGATGATTACCGCAGCCGGGTTAGTCGCGTCGATTGAGACGCTCCTTCCGATTCCGTTCAGCGAGCGTAGCGGGTAGTTCTGGACCGGGTCTGCCGGGGTCGTCCCTGAATTCCTCACGAATGCGTACCAAGACTGCTCCTTCTTCTCGAACCAAGCGGCATCGATGAATCCGGTGTCTTGGATGTCGGTCACCAGCGTGGCCCCCCAAGCGTCGTCACCTTCGAGGTTCAGCGTCTTGAACAGCTTATTCTCCAGTGGCACGTCATTGAACACGCTCTGAATCTGCGAGTTATACTGCACCCCGTAGAAGTTGTTCCTCACCGGGTTTGAATTGTGCTTGTAAAGGTTACCGCCCTTGAACGTGTAGAAGAACTGGTTCATGCCCTGCATCCAGTCCGGAATGAAGGAGAAGAAGGATGTCCATCCTTCAACCCCGTCGTCGTATGTCAGTGTGTAGTCGGCCATTTTATGCTCCTCCGCAATCGCATCCAATGAAGGTGACAGTGCCGGTTCCGGCTGTCACAGAAACAGTCCCCGGCCTCGCGCAGACCAGCACGGACAACCCAACTCCTACGGAGACCGTCATCGGCGTATCGTCACAGGTGGTGTACTCGACCGTGGCGGTGATGAGCCCGGTATTCTCGGCCTCGTACCTCACGCAAGTGTCTTCGCATCCGAACGCTCCTGCGTTGTTGTCGACGATGTTCGTCGTCGGAAGGTCGACCAGTTCCTCGGCCAATACCTCAAACCAGCAGTCTGCGTATGCAGGGTCGCTCACTTTCACGAGCCACCCGATGGTCATCTCCGTGTCCGAAGATGCCACAACCTCTGTCGCGGGTTCGCCACACAGGCTCAATAGGTAGTTGAACGTGTAGTCGCACGAGCAGTTTTCGAACTCAATCGTCAGGTCTGCAGGGATGATTGCATCGTATTCACGGGCGCAAATCCTGACCACGTCCCCCGGGGTGATGAATATCCCGGACACCGCGGTCCCGTCGCATGCCGTGTAAATCATCTCGATGTCAACCAGACCTGTGTTGGTCAGTTTTAGCTGGCTGCACTGGTCCGTGCAGTCTCCAGTGGCCATTCCGAGGAACGTGGTGTCCTCAGGGTCTAGCGTCGTGGAAATTACCTCCCAAGAGCACTCTCCGTATCCAGTGGCATCAAGCAGGACGAAGTCGCCAATCGAAAGCGGCATTGCCGTCGTGATTACCCGCTGGTCTGCAGGGGATGAGTAGCAACGCTCGACGATGTACCTTGTCTCAGGTCCGCAGACACCAAAACCGATTACGACACCATTGGCATCAACCTCTACCCAGTTCCAAGACCCGCTCATCGCTCCGGTGTTGTAGAAGCCAGCGGAAAGCGGTGTGACACCATTCTGGTCTGCAAATACCAAGTCGTACATGCCAAGGACACCAGCGGCCCCGTTGACATGGGCGACGTAGCTCGTCTTCGTTGCCGGTGACAAGCATGCGTCGTCACCTGTGGCCTCGACCTTGCCGCTTGCCCACGAGATGAGCGGAGCCGGGCAGTTCACGGTAACCTCGAAGTTACCCGGACTCCCGCAAACGGACGTGATGGTGTTGTGGACGATGGTATTGAAGTTGGTCGCCTTCGGTATCACCATGATGCACTTGGTCGGAGACACAGCCGTGAGCTGCAGCTCAGGGGCCGTCACCGTCACGCTGAGGATGTTGCTTGTGGCTTGGAACGAGCCGGAGATGTACTCGTACTCATCAAGCGAGTGCGGACTGCCCGCGACCATCCCGCAGTCCGATGCCGTCTCGCCAAGGTACGTCGGCGTGAACGGGTCCCCGGATTGCAGCCACCCGTGAAGGCTTGAGCTGAGGCCGTTGTAGGTTGTCCCGAAGAATGCCATGAATCCCATGGGCACTTGCACCGGATTGAACTCGATGATGATTGCACCAAGGGCCGAGCCTGTGTCGATGTCAAGGTCAAACACTCCGGTTCCCGGGGTGGCCAAGAACGTGATTGTTGTTCCGCTGCACTCTGTAACACACAGCGGGCACGGATTGACAGGCTGCAGGACGCATCCAAGCAGCTCCCGGACGATTGTCCCATCGCTGTAGTATCCGTCCGGAGCGCATGTGGTCATGGCCGCATCGCTGAACACAGCGGTGGCATCAGCCAGTGTGGCTGCATTCAGGTAGTATGTTCCAGTGGTAGCCATATCAAGTCACAATATTACAACCGCAAACGGATTCTGTGATTACCAAATCTGAATCCCTGTACGGGACCGGTATGGTCGAGGAGCAAAGCACGGTCGTCCCGAGCGGCACACCAGCGATAATGTAGGTTCCCGTGTCGCAGTCCGTGTATCCCACGTTCGCGTTTTCGTCCGCCTCGTTGTAGATTGAATAGGTCCTGCAAAGCTCTTCGCAAAGGTCGCATCCGCAGCATGCGTCGAATGCATTTCCTTTCTCAAAGCAAAGCGTCACCTCGCGAGGAGTCCTGAAGTCCCAAATCAGGTACAGGTACTGGTCGGCCGATGCCGGCATGACAAAGTCCGCGTAGTAGGTAGGGGACGCTCCCACGTTTGGCGATGCCACCGTGGATGCTGCGAGCAGCGCGGAGATGTCCAGTGCCGTGTTCGCGTACAGCGTGTTCGACCTGAGCCACCTGAAGCCGTTCAGAGACGGGTTGAAGTCGAAGTTGTCGAAGCCAATCTTGTTCGACTGGATTCGCACGTCTGCTCCGTCAAGAGGAAAGCTGCCCGAGCCTTGGAAGCCCGCTGTCGAGACATAGCGCGATACCAGAGGCAGGCCGGGGCCCGGCTGGAACGTCACGATGTTCGATGTCGTGGGGCTCACATACGGGCTGTCTTCCCACAGGTACTCAGCGTGGATGAAAAGGCCTACATCTATCGGGTCGGTCAGCACCACCTCAATGATAGTAAGGGGCGTTGCGACCGGGCACTGCACGTTGATTTTGATTGAGGCGGTTCCCGTCGTTGTGACCAAGATGGTCGCGGTCGTCGGAGAGACACCCGGCTTGTTGATTGTGAGCGTGCCTCCTGTGGTAACGTCGCCAGAGGTCGTGGTCACGCCATCAAACGTGACGGACACGTTGATTGTGTCGCCGGGGGTGAGGCTGACAATGGACCAGTCAACATCGAAGTCCCCGATAAGCACGCTCAGGTCCACGCAGAACTCAAGCGGAAGCTCAGGGTCAGGGATGGTCACCGTCCTCTTGAAACCGCACTCCACGCAGTCGTCAGGAACCGGGACCGGTGTGTCGTTTGTTGACAGGACGTACTCCGTCATGTACGGGTCGTACCCTCCGACCTTCTGCGTCATCAGGGAAGCGATGAACATGTCCCGGAACCACGGGCGCATACCCGCGTCAGAAACCACGCGCATCTGCTCGTTGTTGTACGAGTCGCCCTTGAGTTGGATTACAGCCCCGCGCTTCGCGTCCGTGAAGAACTTGTCAGAGCCCCACTTGGCGAACGACTCAGGGTTGAAACTTATTCCGAATTTCTCGATGCGAGCAATCTGAGTCCCCAGTACCTCGGGCACAGACGTGATTGCACCACCCGCAGCGGAATCAGAGAGCAGATTCTTACCAGCCAGTACATAGGAAATCTTGTCTTCTTGCAGTGTAAGGATATCGGTCTCGCGTCCGTCAATCAGCATGACCGGGCCGAACGAGTCCTCCAAGGCCTTGAAGTTGAGCAAGCCCATGTTGAATGCGTTCAGCCTGTTGACGTTGCTCTCGTCGTTGTAGACTCCGGAATACGTCAGGTCTGCGAACCGGTCGGCCTCCTTGTAGTCCTGAGCAGCTACCGATGTCACCCGGTTGCCGAGATTGAAGGTCTTGCCGACCACGGAGTCCCGGACCTTGTACGATTCGGCTCCGTTGCCAAAGGCGTAGCAGTTGAAGAACTCCGTTGACAGGATTGCCGGCTGCGCTCCTGTCTGGTCCTGCTCATCATCTTTCCCGTTGGACAAGTGGTATCCTGTGGCCGTGTCAATCGGGAACGAAACATGGTTCTCGAAAAACACGTCTGGGAGCGTGTCTGATGGCTCAGTTTCAAAAATCAAGGTGTTGTCAGCCCTGAAGACAGATATGCTCACCTTGAGGTTGGAATTGCCCGCCTTGGACACTCCGCAGGCGATTGTGCCGCTGATGTTAAGAGCAAGCAGTTCGCTGTACGGGTTACCCGGAGCGGTATTGTCTCGTACGAATTGATACTTGTTATTACAAAGGTCAGCAAGGGTAGTTGTTCCTGTTATCCCGCCGATTGCACCCGTAAAAAGTACGGGATTGTATGTGTTTCCTATTGAACATCCAGTGCCTCCTACCTCCTCAAAACCATCGTTCAGGATTTGGTCGATATTGTCCCCGTCAAACCAATCCTTAAAGTTGTTGTAGTTTGATGTCGAAACAAGTGTCTTAGTGAGCTTGTAATATCTTTTCTCACAGTTACCTGTTCCGCTGCTTGCTCCTCTCCTATCGAACTCGAAGTCAAAAATGATTCGGCTTCCCGCCGGGATATCGTAGTCTATCCATTTTCCAAGTGTGCTGTCATATCTTCCAAGCGGATAGTTTACAAATGGACCCCGGTTGTTTTTCTTCGATGTCGCACTCTTTGTCCCGTAGTTGATGTACGAGAGTTCGTCAACAATAAGAGACAGCGCATTCGGGTTCACCTTCATGTACACGCCAGACGGGACATTCACATCCACGTTGGGGTCGAGTGTGCTCGGGATTGTAAGGAAACCCTCCTCTTTTGCTTCTTTTTCGAGAACCGTGACGTATTTGCAGTTGATGCCCGGGCCGGAGCTGTCGGCCTTCACAATAAGCCTGTCACCAGTCTCTACCTTCCTTGCATTCTCACCCTCGAGCAAGATGTAGGCAGCGGCAGTGGCGGGGTCCAAGAAGAAGATGTTGGCGTAAATAGTCTCGTAGTTTTCCCTGTCGGCCTTGAGCACAAACTTGTACCGGGTAGCCCACTCAGGAGCAATCTGGGTGATTGGAATCGTGACCCAGATGCTGTTCTTTTGGTTGCTGTAGGAGCACGGAACGTGGACCGTGTTGTTGTTGCTCACGAGTGCCGTGGATGCCCTGTTGAACTCGTCCATGTAGACGATGCCAACCTCATACCCCCTGTTGCTGTGCAGGCTCTTCACGTTCGAGATGTTTACGAACGTGGCATCTGCACTCACGATATTGCAGAACTCATACACCTCGTACTGAACCGGGGTGTATGTTGCTGGGTCCTCGACGTAGTGCATTGCCGGGATTTGAAACCCGATGACATTGCTGCCGATTGATGCAGAAATTGCGATTGGCTGTCCTCCACCCGATATTCCGCTCCTGTATTTGAATACCGGGGGGCTTGGTGACGGGGCGGGGTTTCCTGCTTGTGCGTTTGGCATGGCGCAGTTATACACGTCCGTGAACGTGGAGCCGTCGCATGATGTTGGTCCAATAGAAGCCCACACCGGCAAGATTGTTCCAGCTGTTCCAACAGCATCGGTAAACTCGGTGCTTGTCGCCAAGTCGTAAACGGTGGCGTAGTCTCTCGGCAAAACGAACGACCAGCTCACGTCTACATCCTGAGTCTTTGTGCTTGGGTATGGCGTGTTCCCGACGTATTTCACGTTCGAGACCGACATGTTGATGTTGATGACAGCCCCGGCAACAAGGTCGCCTGCAACCGAAGTCAAGTCAATCTCCAAGATGCTGTCAGCAATGGTCTCGATGCTTCCGAGGATGTAATTCCCGTCAATCGTTCCGTCGTAGACATCTGTGTTGTTGATGAGTTCACTTTTAAGTGAAGCGACGTAGTCGAGCCTGACATCGTTGCCGTTCTTGTCAATGATGTCGTACCCCTCGACGTAGTTCCCGTACACGAGCCTGTTGCCCATGATTGTCTGGGCCTTGGCAAACCGGGGCACGTTGTCGTACAACCTGAGAAGCTCAGCCTCCGGGAGAACCGTGAAAATCTTTGAGTTGGTGAACGTGTAGGTCTGGTTCACGTTGTCGGCATAGCCCATCGTGGCCTTGTCCAGCTTCTCAATCACCTTGATGGTGTTGTTCCCGGCCTCCTTGAACAAGAGGTCGATACCAACCACCAGCGGCCCGCCAGTGTTGAACGTGATGATGACAGAGTTGCTCGTGTTCACCATGCCCTCGTTCAGGAAGCTCTCGACGCTAAAACTGAATACTCCCGGGTTGAACGCAGGCTCAGAGAACTGGGACGTTGCAGAGTACTCGTTGTCTGCGTACCTGTACCTGTAGCCGAAGCAGATGAACCGCTCCTCCATGAAGTTCTCCTCGCTTCCGGTGTTCACCGGAAGAATCTCCGGAGATGTCACCGGAGGCTTCTTGATGACGAGCAGCGACTCGGCTGAGAACTGGTCAAGCAGGAACAGAGGCGTTGGATAGGTCCGTAGCACATTGATGAACCGCGGAGCGTTGTAGTCGTCGGTCCAGAACAGCATGCCCTCGCTGTTCGAATCCACCAAGTTCACCCCGGTGATGACGTACAGCGGATTGAAGTTCAGGGTCGTGTTCACGCCGCCACCATCGTCGATGCTCACGACGTGGTATGTCAGGACGTTCGTCTGCACGTTGAACGACACAATCATGTCGAGCTTCCCGGTGGCCCCAAGGGAGAAAGACGGGTCATGCACGAACCAGTAGATGGTCTCGTTCGCCCCGTCCTCGTATGACCCGATTGTCCGGGCGTTCGCGCTCAGGGCGGTCCCATCGACGTACTGGATTTGAGTGAGCTGCTCGTTGCCCTTTGAGTTCTCAAGCGCACCGATGTCGCTGCCCTCGGAAGAGCCAAGCCTGCAGTTGAGCGCATGGATATACTCACCATCTGGGATGATGCGCGTATCCAACGCCTTGTTCATCTTGCCGGCAATGAAATTCCTTGAAAGATTCGCCATGTCACTTAATCCATTTGTCGCGTCCCCTGAGGCTCATCAGCAACCGGCCCGGGTGAATGTTCCCAATGCGTATCTTGGCGTTCCTGAGAAGGGCTCCCTTTTCCTTGCGGGCCCGGGACACCACATACTCCTGAACACCAACCTTGTGATTGATGATTTCGTACTCGATGTATGCGTAGACGTATTTTTCGAACAACTTATTCACAGCCACCTTTGAATCGTCTCCGCTTTCCATTCCGTCGGAAATGTATTCCAAGATACACAGCTCTCCTGACATGTCGGAGCTGAAGTTGATGACACCGGCCTTGCTGTCGATTCTGAACGTCTGGTTGCGGTTCGCAGTCTCGGTCTCGAGACCAAAACGCCTGCCGATTCCGTAGTCGAAATACCATGACCCGTCAACAAACCACCCCCACTGCCCGTCGAACTGGTTGCCCGGATTGAGGTACTGGCTCTTCAGCGTTCCCTTGATTCGGTCGTAGTCGATTGTAGAATGCTGCGGCTGCAGGATGTCCCCGTTCTGGTCGAACAAGATGTTGCAGTTGTTGTCCTGAAGGTATGCGTTCGAAGAGATTGCCTGAATGTTCTCCGTCATGGGCCTGAGGACCCCGTCCCTGTAGACAGAGATGCGTACCCAGTTGACGTAGTCATGGGGAAGCACAAACCGGAGCGTGTCGCACACGCTCAACTCGAGAACCTTGACCTCTTTGAATGCGTCATAGTTCAGTTCCTGAATCGCACGCTTCGCATGGAACAGGACTTTGAACCGGTCCTCGTTGTTCACGAGCGAGTGGTTGCCGGCATACATCAGCATGAAGTTGTTCACGATGTCATGCAGGCTCACAAACTGGTAGGACCCCCAGTTGCTCTGGTCATTGTAGTACTGGAACGCTGAAAGGTATGCCATTATTGCTCAGGTTGTTGTTGTTGACTGGCCTCGCGCTCTTCAATCTTCGCGTAGGTGTAAACCTCGTTCTCGCGGATGGAAATCCCTGCGTACTGGAGAATCTTCACCACAAGGGTGACCTCGTCCTCGATGGGGACCTCAAAATCCTGATAGTCCGGCTGGCTCTGGTCGAAGGACGGCTCTCCGTTGGTGAGCGTAACGTAGGTCCATTTCGGGTCTTTCGGATACCTCAGGTACTGCGCCTGCACCCGGCCATTCGACCGGATGGTGGACGGGAACACGCTCATCAAGAGCTCCTCCTGAGAGTAGGCCGGGTAGTAAGTGTTCGGCTTCGTCAGGTTCGACATGTTCAGCATCGTGATTTTGCTGTGTGACACCTTCTCGGCCTCCCTCGCATCGTCCGCGTCATAGACCGCATACCCCTCAGGGAATGCAGTGAAGATGTCGGCAGACAGCTGAATCGTCGTCTCGCTTATGACGTTGGTCACGATGGCTTCAACGTCCGTGGCCGTGTTGACCACGATATCCCCCTCGGTGACACCATTCGTGATGAACAAAGCGGTCGAGTCGAACAGAGAGTTGATGACGTTGCCTGAGCTCGTTCCGGCCTGCAACACGGTGCTGTAGCACAACACCTTGTTAATCAGGTAGTAGTCGTCATTGGTTGTGACCTGACTGGGCAGGAAGAACTTGTTCGCAGTGTCACGAAGCAGGAACTTGGTGACAGAAAAGACATCCATGGCCTCCTCAATCCCCTTCTTCTCATCGGCATATCCTGTTCCGGACCTCCGGATGTTTGCCCTGTTGATGGCCTTGTTGTAGTCGGACATCATCTCGTCAAAGACCTCAAGCTGAGCCTGCTTGGCAAACAGGTTGAAGTCTGACGGGGAGATGTACCCGTAGTTGTTCTTGTTCAGAACGGCCAGCACAGTATTACGAACTGAATTTATCATCCCGGCTCATTTTTGACAAAGGTAACAAAAAAACAGGGGTTGTCTCCAACCCCTGCGTTTCCAATCCAATCTATATTAAGCCTTTCGGCAACCTGTCACTCGGAAGCCAAATGGTGCTTCAGCATTTTCAGTGATTCGATTCCCTCGTCGGTCTTGAGGTACATCGAGATGAGCTCGTAGACATCCTCTCCGAACGGCACGGCAAGCATCTTTTTCTTGTTCGTTGGCGTGTTGTACCACACCTCCTTGCCGTTGTTCTTGTGGATGAGAAGGCCCTTGTCGAAGAAGAGACGAATCTCTGACTTCAGCTCGAGGGCCGGGTCGCTCAGCGCGGCAAGGAAGCGGTGAGGGCTGTTCTTGGCGAACACCAAGATGTCGCGTCGTAGCTCTGATGTTGTGACACGGCTTGTGTCCCGGTTGAACAGCACGCGACCGATACGCTCGACCTCGTGGAGGCTGAGCTCCTTTGCCTTGATGAGCGCATCAACTTCCCAGTTGATTTTCTCGAGCTGCGCAGCTGCGTCCTTCTCCGTGTTGACCTCTTCAAACACAATCCCGTTCTGGGGATGGTAGTGAAGGAAGGCCTGAAGGACTGGATTTGTTTTTGGAACGCTCAGGAAGCCGTTCTCAAAGATTACAGGCTCGAGGATTGCGTTTCCATCCTGCTCGTCCTCGAACGGGGAACGCTGGTTGCGTGCGTAGCGAAGTGCGCGGTTGATGTTTTCCTCTTCATCGTAATACAGCAGCGGGACCCGCTTGGTGTTTCTTGATGCAAGGATGAATGAAAGAGGGACCCGGCGTGATTTCAGCTTGTAGGTCTTGGCCCCGTCTGCTTGCTTGTTTGGGCTCTTTTGAACTTTTGCGGATTTCATAAAATTTGATTTTCAGGATTAAAAAATGGGAGGTAACCTTGAAGTTACCTCCCTTTGTTCACTTAATCACTCCGTCATCATGCGCCGTAGCGGAAGAGGAAGAAGTTGTTCGCGCCCAAGGTGCACACGCAACGCTCGGAGAGGAAGTGGATTTCCATCGCGTCGAGGTCGCTTGTCTTTGCACCGCCAGCAGAGCCGGTAATCCACGTCTTGTAACGGCGATTTTCGGTCTCAGAAGCGCGGTAGCGGACGTGCAGGAACGGACGCTTGGCGTTCTTGCCAAGAATCTGGTCGTACACGGTGGTGGAGCCAGCCGGGACCAACAGACCAGTGATGGTGTTGGCTGTGGTGGAACCAGCACCAGCGGCAGGCATCGCGCCACGCATGGTCGGGTCGTTCAGGTACTTCCACTCAGACTTGTAGAAGTCGTAGCCACGGCGGAAACCGCTGAAGCCAAGATTCAACGCCATCTGGGTGTCGTTGTCGAACAAACCGAAGGAAGCTGCGTTTGACGCACCACCACCGGTATTGAAGCCGTTCAACTCAGCCAGCATGTCATCGATGTCGAAGGAGAAGTCGCGGTTCACGAAGATTGCGTTCTCCTCGATTGCGCCTTGGCGGTCGAGACGTGTGACGATGGTGTCGAAGTCGGCCAGCGTCGTCGGGTTACCAGCACCCCACACGTTGCCGCGGTCGTTCACCACATAGAAGACACCTTCAGTTCCCTTGTTTCCAAAAGAAGTGTTGGCGATAACACCGGAGCCGGGTTCGGCTGGAACAGCCTCGAGCATGGCGGTTTCCAAGTAATCGTCAAAGCGGAGACGGGTCTCGTGCTCGGACTTCAAGTACCACAGGTAACCGCTTGCGCCGTTCTCGGTGGTGACTTCAATCCAGCCGATTTGGGCCATGTCGGAGCCGTTGACAGCGTACTTGTCCTTCAGGATGATTGGTGTGTTGTAAAACACCTCAGATTCAGCCTCGAGGGAGCCGGTCATTCCGCCAGTGCCTTTGAGGAATTCGGAGCCGTAAATGAACACGGACACAGTGTCTCCTTGGGCAAATGCCTGACCACCAGCTTCGTAGTATGCGACATCGAATGTACCCAATGCCGTGTCAACAGCTGTCACAAGGGCGTGGTTGCCTTCTCCTGTCGTGTTCTGGGAGATGAGGACAGTCTGGCCCGGGCGGATTGCCATGGTCGATGTCAAGCCGTTGATTGTGAAAGAAGCCGTGTCTGTTGGAGCCACGGTGTCAGCCGTCACGTCATTGTACTTGATGTGCAGACGACCCTGCTCTGCCCAGCGAATAGCGTCAGAGACTGACGGCAATTCAGCTCCGACCATGCGGAGGAAAGACGAAACGCTGCGATTCCCGTAACGCTCGAATTCCTTCTCATAGGTATCGGGGAGATACTTCTGGAAGAAGTCGAAGTCGTTGTTCGGGTCAAGGTAGTTCGTCGAAAGTGGAATCTGCTCAGCACTCGGCTGAAGCTGATAAGTAGGAGTTCCTAATACTGCCATTGTAGTTGTTCTCGGTTAATGTCACACTTTTTTTGCGCTCCGGATTTTCAACCCTCTCCCGTGGGACGGATTGACTTCCCGGATTTGAACCCCGCCCTTGTTGATGAATTGAGGGGTCTGACGCTCAGACATGTTGATGTTCTTGATTTTTCGGTCAAGGCCATCAGCAGCATCGGCCATTCCCTGCTCATAAAAGAACTGGGCGAATTTTTCAGGGTTCATCGCAACAGATAACGCCTTGTGATATCCGGCTGCATCCTTAATCAGTCCGCTCTCATCCAAATACTTTGAGATGAAATTGGACGGATTCGACTGAAGAGACTTCAGCTCGGATGAAGTACCGGGCGAGAACACAATTTTCTTGTCCTTCACATTGAACTCAAAACCTTTGAATTCCTGACTGAACAACTCGTCGGTTTTCTTGGAGAACCATTGACGCTTGCGCTCTTGCTCCTCTTGGAGCGTTTTTGACTGCTGCATGTATTGCTTGTAGGACTCGTACTCCTCACGCTCAGCATCTGGAATGGAAGCCCGGCTTGACTCAAGCGGGACTTTGTACTTTTCCTTCTGCTCAGCGAAGTAGGACTTCGCCTTGGCAATCATTTTCTTTTTGGCCAGTTTGGCCTTCTTCACGGTGGTTTCGTCGTCGAGCTCCTCGTCATACGAGTAATCGTCCATCATGGCATCGATGTCGTCGTCGTCAAGGCCTTCCTCGGTCTCCCGGAGATAGCTCTTCAACATGGCATCGGGGTCCATGGACTCATAGTCCGCCTGAAGTTTGATGAAGTCTTGAATCCCGCGTCCGGTTTCTTTCTTGAACGTCAGGAATGCAGACACATCCTCTGGAAGCGGCTCGGATTCCTCACGCTCGCGAGAAAGCTCGTCGAACGACTTGATTTCCTTGTTGTACCTCTTGCTCAGGTATGACAAGACCTTTCCCTCGTCCAGACCATCATCAGCCGGCTCGGCGGATGCCGACTCGACCTGTGCGCCCTGAGTTGGCTCCTCTGTTGCAGCGGCAATGATTTCCGCTTCACGCTGAGGAAGGCTCTTGGTTTCGCCTACGCTAGGTATTTCTCTTACCGTAAATTCCATTACATTGCAATTTTAGTGAAAATTTTTCAAATGTCATCTTGGGTTGAATTCCTCCATGCCGAATCCGTCCAGCGAGTCCTCGTTGGATTCGAAATTCAGGGGTGGTAAATTCAGCTTCCTCTGGTTGATAAGGTTGCTCTGTTGGGTGTTCTGCTGGCTGATTCGCTTTGATTTCTCAATCTCACGTTCGCGCTCGCGCTTTGAAAGATTGTCATTGGTCATCGCGGAAATCTGCTGCGTGTATTTGAACTCCTCGGCCATCAACAGCTTCTTCAGGTTCGCCTCTTCCCTGAGCTTCTCGATTTCAAATGCAATCTCGGCCTGCTTTATTTGTATGGCTTTTTGAGTCTCCATCTGAATCTTCTGTAGCGAAAGCTGCGATGCCATCTCTTGGGACTTGAGCTGCTGCTGGGACACCATGGCCTGCTTTTGCATCTCCATCTTCTCCTCGCGTTCCATCTTCTTGACCCGCTTGAGCTTGAGAAGCTGATTCGCCAGCTTGATGTTCCTGAGCTCCCGGATATCGATTGCGTCCTCGAGGTTGATGTCTCCCTTCTGCAAGGCGATTGAGATGTTGTTCTCAAGTTGCTGCTTCTGCTCTTCATCCGGTGAGATTTCAATGAAGATACCAAAGTCGTAGATGTACAGGTCCTTGATTTCATTCAGGATTCCGACGTTGTACTTCCCAATCTTGTTTGCGAAGTCGTCCTTGAAGTCAGCATACTGCAGGATATCCGCCACCCGGTAGGTCAACGCCTCCGCGATTGTCTTGAAAATGTACAGGCCGGCCTCAAGGATGTGGCGTGTGGCCGTGTTCGAGTTCAATGCAGCCAACTTCTGCACACCGACAAGGGAGTTCGGGTCCGGGTCAGAGCCGTCTCTCGCCTCATTCAGGCCGGTCACAGACCTGAGCATGTCGAGGTAGTGGTTGTAGTTGGTGATGAGCATCTGTGTCTTTGATGCCCCGCTGTTCGATGTGAGCTCCTGAATCGGGATGCGTGCGTTGTTGAATTCACCGTCCTGAGTGTACGAGCGGCCAATTACGCTACCAGTCTGGAAATAGAGCCTCAGAGCGTCCTCTGGGTTGTAAGCCTCCCCAGTGCCAAGGTCAACCTCGTTGATGCCGTCAGCGTCGATGAAAACGCCATCTGGGACCACTCTGGAAATGACTTGCTGCAGCTTCAAGTGCGTAAGCTGGATGAGGTCCGCAAATGGTATCATCCTGCGGACAAGGGACTCGATGTTCCCCTTGTACATCCTCGGGGCGCACGCCACGTAGTTCGGGATTGCATGCTGGGATGCCGACTTGGGGCGCACCATGTTCTCGGCCATCTGCCACTTGAGCAGATAGTTCGTGCCCATGACCATCACGCCTTCATACCAGACATCGATTGTCTTCTCGATTTTGGTG